GCATCGCCTGCAGCAAAGATGCGTACAACAAAATGTCAGGGATATATAGACTTAACCAATTTTGTTGATTGTTTTTGGTTAAAGGTTCTGGCAATTCTAAATATCCAACTTCAAAAGGATAACCAGCGTTAGGTGTTGGAGCGACTAACCAATTATCAAAACCATAATCCGAGTAATACCGTGGCAAATCCACAACACTTGAATCTGGCCAATATATTCTAGCGTATTCATAAGTTCTAAGTCAAAATTGATTACGAGTATTATTGTTTTGCCCTGTGCCGTAATTAAAGGTAAGCGTTCGTTTCCAACGAGCGGGCTTTTGATATACCGCTTGTCCATTGATGAAATTGCCAACAATATATTTAGTAAAACCAACGTTTTTGCACTCACGGCAAATCTTTTGTTCACCATTAGCTAAAAATTGAGGAATTTGATTAACGGTTGACGCATCGTTTCTGTTTAAGTATTTTCTAATTTGTTCGATTAAGCCGTCGTAAGTCATAATCACCACACCGTATTTTTAAGCGCTTGCAAGGTTTCTTGGTTGGACATCGCGGGAACTTCTTGTTGTTCTGACCGAGTATTCGGTGGCAATATCCCTTCTTTTTTGTATTGAAAAGGTCTGCCACTTTGATTAGGCTCATCGGCGACATCTTTTCCCACCATTAAACCATTCCAGACTAGAGAGTTGCCACGCCACTCATATTCCTTAACCAAATCTGGATAGTTATAAGCCATTTGCGTTCTATCACAGAAAGAAATACCACCTCTCTTTTTGTCGCTAACCTTTTTTCCCCAACCTTGTTTAATGTTACCCATTAACCGTTGCCCCACATTGAAGTGTCGAAGTTAAAAGTAATAGGTACGTATTTCTCCGTATCTTCACTAGAAGCTAGCTCGAAAGCTTCCTTAGCCTTTACCGATAAAATGTCTACTTTGTCAGGACTAAAATTATAAGCGTTCATTAACGCTAGCTTAGAACACAACGCTTCATAAAATCGCTGCGGAATGTCTAAAGTATTGGTCATCCCGCCTACGTCTTGGATAGACTTTTTATAAGTGAAAAATAAAGTCTTGTACTGAGCGCCAGGAGAAGGCCATAAATATAAAGTGGTTGTAGCAATTTGCCTATCAACCATATAGCAAGTGGGCTTCGCTTTTGAATTTTTATTGGTAATCATCATGTATTCTTGCCTGGAAATAGGCGCAATGGGCATATCGTTTTGCACCCGTTCAAAATAAAGCTCTTGAATATTTAGCGTGGCACCGCCAATCTCACGAATTCTAAAATAACGAGCGAATAAGGAATTATCTAAGTTAAACCAACTCGTATTATTTTGAGCGTAATCCGCTTTAGAGAAAGATTGCACTAAAAACCAATTGACGTTATCCAATGAATACTCAAAATTAAGCGTGTATTGATTATCCGCGTTAGAAGTTAGCCCCAGCATATTAACGTAAAATGGATAACCAAAATCATACCCTATATACCCATCTGGGGCGGTTTGCGTACAAGCGGTTGCGGGATTGTTATCAAACGCGTTAGCGGCGTTTCCACCCGTGTCAGGCTGAGAGAAAGCGGTTCCGTTTAAGTTTCTATAAGAATTTCTAACCAAAACCTCTAAAAAATCAATTAACGGGATATCAAAAGTATAAGCGATTCTACCTTCGAAAATAGAAACTATCTTTTTATCGACTGTCCAAAGATTTAAACCGGTGTTAATCCACTCGGAAAGTATCAGATTGATAGAGTTTAACGCTGAGTTAATATGCTGCGCGGTGATTAAGGATGGCAGGATTTCTATTCTTTGAAAAGAATCATCAATTAAATCCGCTACCTTCGTTTTGCTAAAATTATACGTTCCCGAGAACATTTACCCATCCTTATTTACTCTTACGCATCTTCTTAAAGGTTTCGGCCAAATGCGCTTCTCTTCTAATCGTTGGGTTTTTTGAATGTTCAGCTTTCTCTAATTTTTCTGCTGGTATCTTTTTGCCTTCAGACACATGCAATGCTTTGTGTAACGCGCCTTTTTTCATATGCATGTCTTGAATCCAATGTTTGTGCTTACTCATCACTGTAACCCTTGCTGTAAAAATGTTGCGGTTAAAGCGCCCACTAAATTGGTCGCGTTATTAAACTTCAATCGAGCATAGCGAATGGGGAAGTTAATATTGCCAATTTGATTTGTGGTGGCATTTGTCATGCCAGCGATTGGATTGAACAAAGTTAAAGAAGCCTCTGGAGTGGTGATAATGTCATCTAAAGTCACTTCTAACGAATAATTGACGGTATTCGCAATGACTTTAGCTTGAACCGTTAAAGCGGAATTAGGCGTAAAGAAATCATACACGAACCAGTTTGTAACACCCCATGCTCCAGCAGGTGCCACACCTGCGTTGCCCGTGCCGACATTAGTCGCTGAAGTGACATTAGCATTAAACGTGATGCTATCAACCGTATTAAAAAATTGCGTGGTATAAACCGTAGTCGCATTTGGGCCAGCGATGGTCTGGCTGACCGACAAGCCGTTATAAGTCCCCGTAATGGTGAAATTAACCACTGAAACATTGCCAGCGCTGGTAATTGAAATCACTCTGGCGATTTTGCCAAGGCTAATCGGCGAGTTTGGCGCTAAAGGGTTTAGCAAATCGCCATTTAAAACAAAACTTCTTTGTCCCAGTACTGGCGGAATGTTATTGGAATTAAAAATTGCCGTTGGGGTTGCGGCAATCCAATTGTAAACAGCCGGTTGCATAACGCTCCTATACTGGAACCACCGAAAAAAACGTACTAATTTGCAAAGGCGAATTACCCGCGGCCAGCGCGGCAGTTAAATTAACATTCAACGGCTGATTAACTAAATTAGCTTTTGCAAGTACAGTATTGATAAATGGCGAATCCACCAACAAGATTGAACCAGCAGTAGCCGTAATTAAACCGTTAAAATTGGCTTGGGTGACATCCGAGACTAAGGTAGCATTGGCTAAAAACTGAATATTGGCATTGCTGCCGTTGGTATAAGCCGTACCGCCGTACAATAGCTCTAATAACACCGCCCTTAAAACAATCGCTAAGTTTGCTCCAGGCGCGGGTAATAGTTGTACTGGGGTGGCGTATAACGCCAACACTTGTGCGAAAGTTAACGTG